TGCTGGTAAAACTTATAAGTTTACGAATCTTGTAGCTAATCGTGGTATTGGTTATCAAGGTTTCGATGCTGAGGTTATTATCTCGTGCAAGCCTATTAATTCTTTTGGTGGTTATCCTCTGGAAGTTTACAATGCCAGCGTAACTATCAACGGAATTGACGAAGCAAGTGCTGATATTATTGCTCGTCTGAAAGTTGAAGTTGAAAAGACTTTAACTAAGATTAATGCTCGTTTTGGTGCTGATAGCATTACGATTGATGATTTCACCGAAGCAAGTGTTACGTTCACTGGCGCCGCAGGTTTTGAGTATTATGTGACGTTTGATGGTATTCTTCGTGCTACGCTTGAAGAGGGTACTGAGAATCAAACTCCGGTTGGTACTTATGACCAAGTTGCTAAACTTGAGAAAGAAGCAGATGTTGCTGGTGTAGGTTATAATCCTAATTTCAAGGAATATGACCGTGTTTATGGTGATATTTTTACAGCTACCGAGGGTGTTATGTATGACACTTATGTAATTACTTCTCGTGCTGATTTCACACATCCATTTAATTTACATACAGAGGGTTTACAGGTTACTCAATTTATTGCTATTGACAATACTAAAACTTCTGCAATTACTGCACTTGAAGGGGTATTGGCACTCATTAAGTAAGAAATTGATTTGTTAAAAATGTAACCACAAGGATAACTCCTAATGCTATTAATTGTGGTGTTAGGAGTTATTCTCTTAATGATGCTAATGTTATGTGACAAGTGGGCGTGCAACCTCCTGCCCCACCGGGGAGCGAGGCCGCAGGCCGAGCCATACAAGTTGCACCATTATTATTATTAATCGTCATATAACAATAAATACGATTAGTATTATGATAAAGAAAATATGGAATAAAATAACTACTTTTTTAAGTGGTTATTATTCAGAACATAAAGACGATATTATTATTGGTTTCGTCATTGCTACTGTCGTAGGTATTTTATTTAAGGCTACTGTTGCTACTTGGTTTATGAGTTTATGGATTACATTAGCTTATCAAATCATTATTTGTGGTATTCAAGCTGCAAGAAAGAAAGCAATAACTGGTCTTAAAATTCATCCTATTATTATTAACTTTGTAGTTGGAGTATTTATTTCGTTATTGTTCTTGGTATGGCAGTAATTAATCTTCGAAATGTTGTAGCGCTCGGTGTACTTGAAGATGGTGTATATCCAAGTGTTTATAATGGCCAAACCGGAGAATATATTGGTACAGTAGATGGTGAAGGTGCTGGTGTTAAAACAGTTCCTACATTATATATGTACTATCGAAAGAACGGCCACCTATATTTATATAGGACAAAGGAGAGGATTGAAATAGACTTAACTAATGTAACTGCTTACGATAATAGTGCTCTATTTAAGCTAACTGAAAAATCTGATATTAGTTCTGCAAAGATTACCGAGTTTGAATCTCGAAATATTGATGTAGGACATTATGAATATAAAGTTCCGTGGGTTAAATCAACTCAACAATATCTTTATATACTTGTACCGATTGTTCGTTCTATACATACAATTACAGTACAAGGTATCATAAGTAATCAGATATTTACTCTTACTGGTATTTATGTTCATGAAGGTAAATCTTGGTGGATTTATCGGACGAATGTAAAGACCAATTTTGATTTTAATGATGCTGTTAATGAGATTCTTGATGTTCAAGTATATGTTCGTGAGCTTACAGCTGAGGACTTAAATCCTGTTGAACAACTTACAAAACTTTTATTTGAACATATTAATAATAAGTTTAATCCTCATGAGGTAACAAAAGAACAAGTTGGTCTTGGCAATGTTGATAACACTGCCGATATGGATAAACCTGTATCTCGACCTCAAAAAGAGTATATTGATGCTCTTGAAAATAGGGTTAGAGGTTGGTTCAAACAGTTGAATGTTTGGATTAACAATCATGTTGCAGAAGTTAATAAGAAGTTTCAAGATGTTTGGGCTGCTATAAACAAGAAACTTGATAAAGAAGATTACGAGAATGATAAAGATAATTTCAATGCTCATATTCGTAATTATGATAATCCTCATAGAGTTACTGCCGCACAAGTTGGTTTACCAACAGCGGCAAGTGATATTGAGAAATTAAAACAAAAAGCTCAAGAACTTCAAGGTTTGCTTATTAATAAGCAAGATAAAACTTCTGAAGAACTTGTTACTGATAACAAACGTATTGTAGATGCTATTAATGAGATTTATGGTATTGTTGTAGAACATAATAATCATGTTCGTAGCAACAGTATTAATCAAATTGAAGTTACAAGTGAGATTCCTACTACGTTTGAAGATGGTACACTTTGGATTCGTATTCCTCGAAATGAAGAAGATTATATAACAATTAAGATTGAAGCTGTTCCGGTTGATTCTACTATACGAATGATTAATTCGGAAGGTAAAGAATCGGCAGGTGTTGGCAGTGCAAGTCTTGAATGTTTAATTCAAAGTCGTTTACATTATATTGTAGAAAAAGAGAATTACATTACAAAAGATGTTTATGTCGATGTAGGTGTTGAAGATACGACAATTAATGTTGTTCTTACACCTAAGACTAAAAAGACATTAACTGTAAATGCAACTCCTGATAATGCTTTAATTATATTTACTGATAAACCTTCTAATGTAGTTATTGCTCAAGGTACTGGTACTCTTACATATGAAACTTATGACCCGCGTGATATTTTAATTCAGGTTGGTGCAAATGGATATGAAACTTATGAAGAGCGTATTACGTTGGATGAGAATATAATTCGTGATATTACTCTTACAGCTTTACCAGTTGAACAAGGTGCTGTAAGTCTTACGGTAGTCGATAGCGAAACAAAGGCCAAAATAGCCGCATACGTCTATGATAAAGATACAGGTGGTATATTAGGTCAAGTCACAAAAGATACGCCGCTACAACTCACCGGAGATGTCAATACGAGCCGAATTTTGAGGTTTGTTTCGTCGGGTTATATAGAGGTTGAACAACTGGTAACTTATGCAATTCCTACCGCAGAAGTTACTGTTGAAATGGATAAAGTTCCAGTTCAATCTGGTACTATCTATGCAACTGCTGTAAATACTGAATCTACTGCTTTAGACGGTGTTACGTTTGAGTATAAACTCAGTACTGAAAGTGATTGGAAACCTCTCAATAATGATGAATCGACTGCTGGTAAATCTGAGGCTGTTACAGCTCCAGTTGGAACAAGTGTTGATTTCCGAGCTTCTAAAACAGGTTATATAACTAACACTGGAACTGGTACGATTAATTCTACTGGTGAACATAGTGTTACTATTGTACTTGAAGAGTTACCGCCTGAACCCGAAGAGGTTTCTGTAACCATCAAGGCTTATGAAATTTATGATAGTAATAAACTTTATTTAGCTGCTGATATTAAAGAAATATCAAGTACTGGAACTACTGTTGGTACAACCAGACCTGATGAACCTTTGGTAATCACAAAGAATAAAGATAGTGTTATAACTTATTATGCTTTACCGTTATCTTCTGATTGGTATAATATTGGTAGTGAAGAAGTAGTATTTGATACTGATAAAACAGTTGAGATATTATGTCTTCGTAATAATAACGGCCTTATTAAAGTTCGTACACGGGATGCTTTAACTGGTTGCATGATTAGTGCTACCATTTATGATGAAACTGGTAAAAAGATAGGTAACTGTGGTTCATCAGAAGATGGTTATGTTAGTGAAGCTAATCCGATTGGTTTCGAACGTAATTATAAGACTTCAGGTGATACTCGTTATGAAGCTACTGAACCTGCATTGTTTATTGCAGCTAAACCTTCTGAAGCTGTTGTCAATTATATTGATTTACATCCGAAAGAAGGTCAAGATTATATAGCTCTTAAATTTGTAGATTCTGTTACTAAAGCTCCTATTACCACAGGTATTAGTTGTTGGTTTAGTTCTTCTGTTAAAACTATCGTTACTGATTATCAAGGTATAGCTCATATTAGTGGTACTTATGATTCAAAGGTTGTAATTTTGGTTAGACGTGATGGCTACACTGAATATAATCAAAGTTATGATAATCTTGCAAATCATAGTGTTACAACTATTGAATTAGTACCTGAACCAGTATTTGAAAATGATGGTATTGACTATATGCAAATAGAAGGTAATGGTATTGAACATCCTATATTTAGGGTTGGTAATGTCGAATCTAATTAACGGTTTAATGATATGAAAGAATCAGTAATTCGCAAAGTATTTTGTGCCTTAAACTGGCCTCCGAAAACTGGTGCTTTTCAGAAGTTAATTACTTTTGTAGTTGAAGGTTTAGCCACTAAGGCTGAATCTTCAACTGTTCAAGAATTACAAACAAAAGTAGAAACTCTTGAAGGTACTGTTAATACATTACAAGAAACTGTTACTACTTTAAGTGGTAAAGTAAGTACATTAGAGAGTAATTATACTTCTTTGGAAAGTCGTGTGACTGCTCTTGAAACACCACAAAGTTAATAAAATTCTACAACTATGGCACAACTTAATCTTCTTGAACGAGCTACGGAAGCTGTCGTAATGCTTAATGGTAATCGTCGGCAGGTTCTTGATATGTGGCTTAATGGTAAAAAAGTTTGGCCAATAGATGAACCTGTTGTAGAATTAGCTGTTGATAAAACTCTTGTTATTCTAAATAAAGATAATAATTATCATGATACCATAACTGTTTTCGCAAATGATACAGCTGAATGGGAATTTGGTAATTAGTTTGTTATTATAGTTAATCAACCAAAAAAAAACAATGGCAACTATTCCGAGTTATTTATCTTGGGTTCCTAAAACTGGTACTGGAAATGCACAGATTAAGATTAATTCTACGAATCCTTATACTGGTCGTACAGATAGAAGCACTGCAATTTCCGGTAAGATTGTCGGAAAGACTAACACAGTTAGAGTCATAGTTACTGAAAAGGCTGCTGACGAATTTATCACTCCCGATGGTTTAACTATTAATGTTGCTAAAGGTGGTGAAACAATTCATGTAACTGGTAAGTCTAACTCGAAACTTCTTACGTTTACATGGAAAACTAACTTCGGTATTGCAAATGTAACATCATTTAAGGTTAATAGTAGTACAACAGCTACATCTGGTACTGCTATTGCTGGTGACCCCGGTGCTACTGGAGAATATACTTATGATGTTACTGTTGTTGTACCGAAGAATGAAACTATCACAGCTCGTTCTGCAACTCTTGAAATCAAGGGTGAGGGTTCGACTGTTGTTAAAACTATTACTATTACTCAGGCTCTTGGTGACAGCTATCTGTATCTCAATTCGCAGGGTACAACTACTGCAACTGTTACTATTCCGAAGGGTGGTGGTGAGCAGACTCTGAAGATTCTGTCTAATGACGAATGGACATTCGAACCTGCTGAATAAATTAATTAATCATTTATGAGTGTTATCACTAATAAATGGAATGACGAGAGTGGAGATTCAATTAGTATTGAATCTCCCTCTTTTCAAGGAAATCAGACTGTTAAAATTTCATCACCTGTTCAAAAGGGTACTTCTAAAAGAAGTATGAAGTTTATTGGAAAGTGTAAAAAAGATTCCAGTAAACAAGTTATTCTTACTGTTGAACAAGAAGCATCTACTTATACATATAATTTAACGTTAAATAGTGATAATACTGAAATTGCCGCAAAAGGTGGAACTGCAAATATTACAGCTGTACTTAAAACATATCGTAATGGTAATTTAGTTAGTACAGATAATGTTACACCAGTTCTATCAGGAAGTGCTACTGGATTTTCTATATCTGGTGTTACAGTTACTGCAAGCAATCGAACTACTATTGTAGGAACTAAACGGAGTATTACTGTAACTGGCAAGTTCTCTAATACGTTCGATGGTCAAACTGTTTCTGCAAATATTGTTATTAAACAAGAAGCTAATTCTCAAATATTACGAGAAATAACTAATAGATATACAAGTTTTAATCCTTTTGCTGGACAAAATACTGTTAAAGCTAACGGTGGTACGGTTTGGGTTTATACTTTTGCTATATATGATTATACCAGCGGAGATAGTTCTGAAACTAATGTTAGTGATGAATGTACCTTTGGTAATGTTACTTTTGGTACATGGGATTCTGCAAAACATACATGGACTTGTCCTTCTGCTGGAACAACTGTTTATTCAGAACATAGAAGTGCTTCTATTAAAGTAACTTGGGGTTCTAAAAAGACAACATATTATTTATATCAAGAGAAAAATCTTGAAAGTGTTAAGTCTATATCTGGTGGAATTTATACTTACGGTAATATTGTAGCTGGTACTATTTCAAATAAAACTATTCCTGCATCTGGAGGTTCTGCTACTGCAACTGCCGGAAATGGTAGTCAAACTTGGAATAAATCTGCTACAATTACTACTTACGAATATACATCTGGTGCTACAAAAGATGTTACTACTGAAGCTGCTTCAAATGGAACTGCTAATGTTGTTCCGAATGTATCTTCTATTACTGCTACTGCTTCTTCGAAGGGTACAACTGTTTCAGCTCAAACTACTGTTAAAAGTCAAGCTGTTACTTGGTCGGCTAATGGTAAATCTGCAAGTGGAACAATATATATTTATCAAGCGGCTAACAAAATTGAATCTTATAATTACGGTAGTTGGAATATTGCTATTTCGGCAAATCCTACAACTATTGCTGCATCAGGTGGAACTTCTACTATTACAGCAAGTTGTACGAGAACTAAAATTCCTGTTTATACATCTGGTTCAACTGGAACAGCAACAACTGAAAGTGCAACTCCTACATTAGCTTTAACAACTAATCCGGGAGGTTTTACATTAAGTGGTAATAAATTAACAGCAGCTAATAATCCTATTGGTGCAAAAACTGCTACTGTAACTGCAAGTTATTCTGGTGCTACTTCAAAGTCTGTAAGTGTGTCACAAGCAGCTGGGCCTGATGGTATTGGATATATGCAGATACAAGGTGATGGAACAAGTCATCCTATTTTTAGAGTAGGCGGTAACACAAGAAGTGTTGAACCTATGTCTATTAATGAAACCTCTGAAACTGCATCTGATGAAGATGTTAGTATATTTGCAAGCATTAAGAAATTTCTAACTAAATTTGTTTAAATTATGGCTAAAATAAATAAGCAGGCTCTTAAAGCATATTTCCAAACTGGAAAAATACCTACTCAATCTAATTTTGCTGATTTGATAGATAGTGTTATGAATATTCCCGATGGGGGGGGGATTCAACATTAGTTCTTGGTAATGGTGATAAAAACGGTGCTCCTTACGTAAATGGTTATAGATTTGTTAATAATAGGGATAGCAATACTTATTTAATTATTTCTTGTTGGGATAATGATTTAGGTGATAATGTTCCTGTTTTATTATTTTATTTTCCAACTGATAGTCCAAGTACTAATTCTGATACAATAACTTATCACGTTTTAACAAGTGCTGAAGTTAATGACATGTATCAAGAATTAGGTGGGACTTTTAATGAAGCATCTGATGATACAGTTGTTTCAGCTATTAATTATTTAGCTTTAGATTGGTTTAAAATATTTAATAGATATAATAATAATCCTCCTGCACCGAGAGTTGTAACATACAGTAGTGGTAGTGAATACATTACTTGGTATGTTTATCCTGCATTTTACAATAATAAATGGGTAATAGGTTATGCACTTGAATGTACTATCGAAGGTGGCGCTGGTAGTACATATCAACATTTGATGGTTCAAGGTAATAATGTTGTTGAATTTAGTTATCCAGATAATGTTATTGTTGATAGATTACGTAATGGCACTTGGAACAAAAAACTTCTTTAATCTCTAATTATTATTAGAGATTAAACTATTATACAAATTCATTTAATTTCTAATAATTTTAGAGAAATGACACTTGCACAAATTAAAGCTCTATTCAAAACTGGAGCTATTCCTACACAAGATGACTTTGAAAATTTGATAGACAAAATCCCTAATAGTGACAAATTCGGGGTTGGGATGCTACATTAAACTTTGTTAACCCCAGTCATCCCAGAGTACTTGGTTATAGATTTGTTACTATTGGTGATGAAAAATCTTATTTATTTATAGGTTTTTATGATGCAGCTAATGCTACATATTTACCTTATATAATTGTATGTTGTAATACCGGTTCACCTTCTGAATATAGTAATACTCCGCCTGTTAAATATACTATTCTAACATCTGAAATGATAAAGAAAATGTTATTACAAGGTGGTGAATTACATTCAGCTACTGATGAAGTACTTGTAGGAGCAATTCCCTCAAATGCTAAGTGGAATTGGGTTGGCTGGTATCATTTATCTAATACACATAGAGTTATTGAAAATGACCTTGTAACAGAACACTTTTTTATAACAACTGATGGTTCTACAAGAGCTTATTTCAAAGTAGTTTATGCTGCTGAAAATGATACGTTCCCTATTGTTTCTGAAGCTATCAGAGTAGGAATATCGCATGGTGCTATAACTATATATAATTATATTCTTACTTCTATTGCAAATATGACTGCTTATAAAGAAGAATTGTATGCTATTTTAGATTCAGCAGATTTAGAAACTACACAACTGTTGAATTTTATTAATAAATATATGAGAGATATTAGCGTTAGAAATTAAAAGTTAAATTAAGTTTGACTTTTAGTTGTTATAAATAATCTATTTAATCCTAAATCAAGTACATCTTATGATTAATTTATTTGTAATACAAAAACAGTCAATCAAATTATGGCAACTAAAAGTCAGCTTAAACAATATTTTGAAACAGGTAAAATACCTACACAAGCTCAATTCGGTGATCTTATTGATTATATAGCACCTATGGTTGATGATAATAATAATAATAATAAAACTATTATATTTGGCGATAATACAAAACCTTTTATTGATGGATTTCGTATTATTCATACAACAGTTGATAATATAAGATATGCGTATTATTTATTTACAATGACATCTAAAAATGTTTTTGCTGATAGTGTAATACCGTATTTTATTATCCGAAGTTTAGTTGCTAAGAATGGTAATGGTAAAATAGCAACTGAAATTCATATATTATCTAATTTAGAAGTTAGAACTTATATTAGTAAAAGTGCTAGTGCTTTAACAGCAACAGATGATATAATTCTTGCTATTATTAAGAATTATTCTTATGTACCTTTAATTAATGAAAATATTCCATCTTATTGTGAAACCCCAAGTGTTTCAGTTAATAGTATAGTTCCAGGTCCTGGTACATATACTTTATATAGTAATGTTTCTAATAGTAGAGTATTATATAAATTTTATATTACGATAATTGATTCAAAATTGGTTCTATATAAATTTGAACGTTTTATTCGTATGGGTTTGATAGGTTCTATGAAATATGAAATTGGAATAATTAAATCGTTAGATGACGATCAAATTAATAAATTAACTATTGATCCGAATTCTAATTTTACTGTACTTGGAATGTTGGCTACTACTGATAATTTTATTATAAAAACTCAATGATTAAAATTTATTGTAAATTCATACCATTCAAAGGATATTTATGTATGACTTTATTATGGTGGTTAATCATACGAACTGAATACAAAGATAAAATTACTGAAACTGTTGAACGACATGAAACTGTTCATAGTTATCAGCAAATTACTCTTTTTGCTACAAGTTTTTTGATTAGTATTATATTAAGTCTTACTACAAATGTTTCTTGGTGGTGGTTACTTGGTACTGCAATATTTCCTTTATTAGCTTACGTTTTTAGTTGGATAATTGAACTTATATTACCTCTTTATAATCGAGCTTATAAGGATATTTGTTTCGAAGGTGAAGCACGAGCTTTGGAAAGTGACCCGGATTATAAGAAGAAATTGTTTCCTTTTAGTTTCTTAAAATATATTCCAAATAAGAAATATGGAGGTCGTTAATTAAATGGATAAA